GTCATATGACGTTTTTGTCATCGGAAAGCACCACTTGGTAGTAAGTCTAACTGGACCATCATACCGAGCAAGCGGAACACGTTGCGAAAGATGCGCTATCAATTTCGCTTTAGCAGTTTTTACTGCTTCTGGCTCGTAAAACTGTGGTTTACCGTTTTGTATAGTGACTTGTTTCATCTGTGCAGTGGTCGTCGGTGGTTTCATTGGCATAAAGAATTCAGTCATCAGAAACACCCCACTCTTTTTTCAATTCTTCAGCATCTGCTTTCCATTCAGCTTTTAATTCTTTGCACTTTTCAGCAATAGCTTCAATGGTGTTTAAACATACTACTCGAACTTCAAGTTTGTCAATTTTGGTTACCCAAACGGATTTAAAAGAAATATGAATTGCAATATCTTCTTTTTCATTCTCGAAAAGATACCCAGAATCATTGGTTTCTATTTCTGCGAATCCGAGCTTTTTAAGCATTTTATCAGCTTTGGTCATTTTGAACACCTACCATTCCAGCAAGTCGTTTCAGCTTTTTGGTTTTTGCATCATCGATTCCACTTTCGACCGATTCACCGTTGAGTTTTAGCAAACGTAATTGACCGAGTAGGATTTCAACATCGGCGAACTCATCGAAAAAACTTATCATATCGTCCAAAGTAACGTGTTGTTTTTGCATCAACAAAACTAGCTTGATGGTAGCCTGGGTTAATTCTCCAAGTTCCTCAACTAATTTTAACATTTGCGGCATTGCCTGGAATTTATCAATCGCCTTTTGGTAAATTTCTACTTCACTGGTAAAATCATTTTCGCTGAATTCGCAAATACAACAATCAGGTGTTAAACCACAATCACAAAATAATGATGGATAATCATCAACTTCAAATTCGTTCATTTTAAAACCTCCTAAAAATTTTTTATTTTTTTTCGTGGCTTGCACATTTACTTCGCTGTCTTGTGTACTGCCTGCTCAAAAGAGCAGTACACACACTGCTAGAAGTAGTGTGTATTATACACTACGATAGTAGTGGTGGTTGGTTGTATATATACTACCAAGGAAACCACCCTAGGTAGTTGTACGCACAACGACCGAGGAAAATCAGTAGGTTGGTTGTATATATATAACTTAGGTGTTTAAGTGGTTGGTTGTATTTGTTCGGTAGTAATCACGTCGTTATTTTTAGCTTTAACAACACCATCTTCAAGATAGAAAATTTTATTATTTTTCAATTTTTTGCGTACAGCTTGGTCTGTTATTTCGAGGTAATCAGCAAGCATTTTTATCGTCGATGGTTCGCCATAATTAGCACTTTCGACCGCTTCTTTAAATGCTTTTTTAGCTAGTTCCGCTTTTACTTTATTCGCTTCTTGCATTTTTTCAAAGCCAGTAATTTCGTCATCTAACTTAATATTTTTCAATATATCAGAATCGTCAACATCATGAATCGGGTAATTAAACCACATATTAATCGGCTTGAATTTCGGAAATTCACGGAGCGTTCCCTCAACGCGCCAAGCGGTCATATTGTGCGCTGATTGCCTGACTTCGCTTGCATTCGACTTAACTTTAGCTGATGTCATATGGCTTTCCATTTCTGAACTGCTGCATAAGTCATCTTGTGATACTTTATCTTCCAGGTACTGCTGATTGTGTTTCTTAAGCTCGCTCTCACAATACTTCGCAACTACCTTGTTGACTTGATGTTTCATGATGTTTTCGTCAACTTCTAATTCAACCAAGTCAATTAGTGCATCTGGGTCCCGGGCAAATACGCCCGAGCCACTTGCTCTATCCATTGATTTTTTACCACTTTGTGAACCTTTCGAGTGGTGGTGGCAGTAAATCGTTGCTGCACCTAATTCAGTACAGATTTTATCGAACTGACCAGTAAAGTGTGCCATCTGATCAGCGCTGTTTTCGTCCCCTGTGAGGACTTTATAGATTGGGTCAATAATAATTGCTATATAACCCTTTTTTAACGCTCTACGGATTAGTTTCGGGGTTAATTTGTCCATTGGTGCAGTCTTACCACGTAAGTTCCAAATATCAATGTTTTTCAAGTTATTTGGTGCTAATCCAAGCGCAGTATAAACATCCTTGAAACGATGCAAACAACTCGCACGGTCAAGCTCCAAGTTGACATATAATACCTTTCCTTGGGTACACTGCCAATCAAGCCATTTAACACCTTCGGCAATCGCAATCGATAATTCAATAAGCGCAAAAGACTTCCCGGCTTTACTTGGTCCCGCCATCAGCATTTTATGGCCTTGTCGGAGTATTCCATCAATTAATACCGGTGCCAGCGGTGGCAGATTATCCCAATGTTCCTCTAAACCTTCTGGTTCTGGCAGGTCATCATTAACTGATTCAATCCACTCATACCATTCAGTCCAGGAATGTTTGCCAATATTGGTGTCAATTAAAAACTGCTTTTCACCATTACGAGTAACACCTGGCATCCTACTTAACCGCGACGGATTCTTATTTTGGGTATCAACAATGAGTCCATTTTTCTTGCAGATTTCATATAAATAATCAACACGTTTTCGATATTCTTTTTCGTCCGCCGCTTCTACTTTAACAATCGCATGCAGTGATTTTTTACCGCTATGTACCAAACAAGCGATTGGTAACTCCAATTCACGCAGGATTGCATTTTGTTTTTCAAGGCTGATGTGGTCCGATTCAACTAACGCGTAGCGATAATCAGTAACATTGACATTTTTTCCACCTTGGCCATCAAGCGGATTAAATCTAATCCATGCGCCGGCATCTTCTTTATAATCACCGAGAACTTTTCCGATATCACCATCGCACTTATTGAGTTCTTCAATTAAACGACCCGCTGATCTATCACAAGCACCCTGCGTTGGAAAGTATTTTTCCTTTTGTTCGTTGTACCAGCTATCGGTAACAATTCCAACCAAATCGCTCGCCTCGAACAATGTTTCCAAATAGCGTGTTATTTCATTGACTGGATTAAAATCAACTGGTGGAATTATTTCCTTGCCTTCAACCCAATCCGTATCAACCACGATATAACCGTCACTAATGGTATCATTCCAACCGATTTCCCGTGATTCAGAACTTGCTGACTGCCAACCATAATCTTTGGCCATCTGCGTTATCGTCGCACCAGTTACCGGTGAACCACTACCTTGGAATGTGTCCCACTTACGGAAACATTCACCAGCATCGTACCGAGCATCTGCTTGACTCCATAAATCCCAATCACTCGCAGTATAACCTTCGTGTTTTAGCGCCATTCCGATATTTACCCATTCTTGGTAACTTAAATGCGATGGCGGTATATGTTCTAATAGTTTTGATAAATCCAATTTATGTTCCATATCAGCGAACCCTTTCCCATCGTAACTTCATCATTGGTTTTTTTACTTTTCTGTTACAATAATCCACAACCGTTTGGTAACTCATAAATAAATCTTTTGAAGCTTTCCTAGCGCTTGACCATGAATCAATAACTATACCATTTTCGTCTAATAATTCTACTGGCTTACTACTCGCCATTGCTCCTGTCATACGACCACGTTCACGAAGACCGATGAGTTTCAAATTATTGACATGGCAGTTCTGCAAAACACCACCAATTTTAGCAACAACCATTCCATATGGAATTTCACCAATCCATGTTTCATAAATTATTCTCGCAAGGTTAAACTCTTTTCGACCTAATTCGTTTGATAATCTAACAACATACATGTTCTTTTTAAATACTGGTGTTATCTGCTTTGCCGGCCTACGTTTCCAGTGTCTAAACACTTCTCCAAGTTGATTACATGAATAACAACCCTCGTATCCTTTTATCCATCTTCCTAATTCCACTCCAACATCACCCCAATATCGTTTGACTTATAAAGCGCTGGTGATACGTCAGGCGGAACACGCCAACCATTTGCAGCGATTCTATCAATTAAACGTCGTGCATCTTCAAATTGCCACATTCCTACTTGATTAAATCCACGACATTCTAAGAATCTAATTTGCTTCGGGGTTGACAAGCCTTCACTTTTACGCTTGTCTAACCTATCAATCAATAAACTTGCTTTACCAGCATTATCAACATCATCGGGATTGATTCCCAACGTTTCAAGTCGCGCAATTTGTTTATCCGAAGCTGGTGCCATCTGCCAACCAAATTCCGGGACATAATTAACAAGGTCCTCCGCTTGAATTGACATTTCGAATTGCAACGGATCCACAAGTTTTTTCTTACGCTTTTTCATTTCTTCGAGCTGTTTTGCTAATGCTTCTTCACGTTGCGAAACGACATCAGTTTCAGCCTGTTCGATAACTTCTTCTAAAATATCTAAAGGACCGCCACTTTCTTCAATGATTTTGGTTGCTTGTTTCACAACATCATCATCGGTGGTTACTAAACTAGATGGCCGACATAATTCGTGGCGTTCCGTATGCCATAAAAAATCCAGTAACAACAAATGGTCTTTACCATCGAATAACCTAGTACCACGCCCTACCATTTGGGTATAAAGTGGTCTTGATTTAGTAGCACGAAGAACAACTACACAATCAGTGGCTGGGTCGTCGAAACCTTCCGTTAAAAGCATTGAGTTACAAAGCACATTATATTTACCCGTTTCAAAGTCCTTTAGAATTTCTTTTCTGTCCTTACTTTCACCATTAACCTCAGCTGCGCGAAATCCGTGATTATTCAAAAGGTCTTTGAATTTTTTACTTGTCGCAACCAATGGCAAGAACACAATCGTCTTTCTATCAAAACAATGTTTCTTCATTTCAACTGCTATTTGCTCTAAATATGGGTCGAGTGCTGTTCCGAGGTCTTTAGTTTTGAAATCACCAGCTTGCTGTCCGACGTTGCTCAAATCGATTCTAAGCGGGATATTTAAGGCTTTAATTTTGGTTAAATATCCGTCTTTTACAGCCCTTGCAATGCCATATTCAAAAGCAATCGATTCGAAGTATTGACTTAAATTTTTCTTATCGGTTCTATCTGCGGTCGCAGTAACACCTAAAACATTTGCACTGTCAAAATGTTGCAAAACGTTCTGGTACGAATCACTAACCGCATGGTGAGCCTCGTCAACAATGATAGTATCGAAATAATCTGAACTAAATTTATTAAGCCTTTTTTCGCTCATTAAAGTTTGAACAGAGCCTACTACCACTCTGAAAAAACTTCCCAAGCTAGTTGATTCTGCCTTTTCAAGAGCGGCATGTAGGCCCGTTGATTTTTCTAATTTTTGTGATGCCTGTTCCAAAAGTTCAGCTCGATGTGCAAGTATTAAAACTCTATCACCGTTGCGAACACATTTTTCTGTTATTTTACTGAAAACAATGGTTTTTCCTGTTCCAGTTGCCATTGATAGTAATGTCTTTTTGACACCATTATTCCAGTTTTCAAATACCGAATTAACAGCAATTTCTTGATACGGTCTTAATTCCATGTCAATTCCTCTTTCTTTGATTTATTCTTTGCGTTTTCATATCAGTCCACCGACAATTAAGTGGCTCATAGTTACCGTCATTATCAATTCTGTCAATGGTTAGAACATCGCAATACCCGTTTGCGAATGCCCAATCTCTGAATACTGTAAAATCAGACCACTCGTTACAAACAGAGATACCACGACCACCATAATGGTGGTAATCTTTGTTGTTCACATTGTTGCACCGGTTTCTGATACCTTTCCAAATTCTGTAAAGACGCGTACCTTTTCCGCTATGCTTAACATTTCTATTCATAAGAACTTCCATATCCAAACAACCACAAGATTTCGTGCCATTATTTTTCAAATTAGACGCACCAATATCCTTGATTTTTCCACAATCGCACTGACATCTAAACATGGTATTCCGCCCCTTGTTCGGGGCGCGTTCAATCACCAAAAGACGATTATAACGATTACCAGACAAATCTATAAATTGTGGCATATCACTCACCAACCTGTTCTCTTTCAGCAACTTGCAATTCTTGACATAAGACTCCGTCTATAAACCGAAACGATTCATCGCTAATATTTTTCAAAACCTGTAATCTGATACTACAACGTTTGACCTCATGACCTACAAAATAAGGTTCTTTGATATTCGAAAAATCCATCAAATAATCTTCCGTGATGTCTGCTATTGCTTGCATTCGCTCCAATAAAACTACTGCTCTTTCCAATTTCTCTGTTCTTGTCATTTTGATTCCTCCTATTTTTACGCCATTATTTGGCGTTGTTTTCTCCGACATTATATGCCATAATATGGCGTATGTCAAGAGTTTTTTAAGGAGAAATTTTAAAATGTTCAATATTCGATTAAAAGAAGTACGTGTTTCATTAGGTCTTACGCAACAATTTGTCGCTGATTTAATCGGGGCTACATTACGCCATTATCAAAAATATGAAAGCGGCGAAACTAGCCCCCCTATCAGCAAACTCAAAGATATAGCTATTGCTCTTAATATATCAACCGATTACCTTTTGGGTCTATCTAATTCTCGGACAGGAATTTTTGAGAACGCAACTCCCGTTGGTGAATAGAAAATAAATCTTCCAAGCTATCCCAAGTTTCAACTGTACCTATAACTTCACCAGATTCGATTTTTTGATAATTTCTGATGTTCATAGTTAAATAATCCGCTACTGCCTGTTGGGTCATTCCTTTGTCCTTACGGGCGTTTTTTAATACTGTTCGCTCCATTATGATACCCTCCTAAAATTGACCTTCTTTGTACTGCGTTGGTGCGATAAACTTTTTAACGCGATTATTCTCGCGTTCTTGACCATTGCTTGTGTATTTGTTGATTTCGATTTCGGCACGACCTTTTGCACCAACAACTTCATGCCATTTTGGCTGTAACGGTTCACCTTTTTTCTTTTGGCCAATCGCGATAAAGAACGCAGATAACATTCCCTCGGTTGAAGTATGTAAGTATAAGTTATGGAAGATATTTGCTTGACCAGTCGGTCCATCAACTGTTAAAGTGAGTTGAGCCATCGGGCATGGTGGTAATGTTGCTCCAGGCTTTGGATTATACCTTTTTCGCTCGAACGCTGTTACCGTAAAGTCATATTCACCTTGTGGAAGTAAGACGAACTCACTTTCTTTTTCGATTTGGTCATCCCAACCTAATTCTCTATCTACTGCATTGTTTACATTTGTCATAATAAATCACTCCAATTTTTATTTTTGTTTTTTTAAAAAGCTCCGTTTGTAATTCTTTCTTCTTTAATAATTTCAAAAACTTGCGACCACGCTGCTATCAGAACACCATTAATAAAGTTATCGCCGTAATTCGCAATCGGTGTATCAGCTGGGTAATACCCGCGCTTCGCAACCGCTGATTGAATTTCGCTCGGTATAACATTTTCTGCTTTCATCAAGTCAATCAATGCTTGCGGAATTCCGTCATAGTTGATATCCGCTCCATCTTTTGGAAATGGATTGTTCGGGTCTTCTATCGCGAGTTCAATCTTCGCTGGGTCAATCACAGTTGGTGATTCTTCAACTGGTGTCGGTATTGATATTGGTGTGGATGTTGATGTTGTTTCAAAAATATGGGCGATTGATGAGAAATCCATCGGCATTTCATCTGGCAAGCCAAAACGGTTCTTTGCGTCCCACGTCGGGCGCGGTGTTGCATAAATCACACGTTGACCACCATGCGCTTTAAATTTTGTTGCATTTTTATCCGTAGCCTGTGATATAATTTTGTAATTCGCAAACAGAACCATATCAGCCCACTCTTTTACCAGTGAAGAAGTTCTTGCTGATGTTTTAAGTCCGAGTTTCAACTCGTACTTATCAAATGCACCCGATTCTTCCGGCAATTCAAATTTACGCACCTGGGCATGAGCAGTTAGTACTACATGAATTCCGGCATCAACCACATCTTGAAGTAAATTTAGAAATCTACCTACTTCTTCAGTAAGTCGCGTAAATCCTTGACCATAACCAAAATCTTCGATACTTTTCTTTCTTTCGATGGCACACATATTTTCGATTAATACCCGCTCCGCCCAATCAATCGTATCAATGACTAACGTCTTGCATGGCTTATTTTGCTTAACAAATTGAATTTGTTGTTGCAACATGGTCCAGCTTGTCGCTTTATCAAGGCGTGCAACGTCCATATTAGATGTCGAACCTTCCGTATCAATAAACAACGGGTCCGGGAACTGCGCCGCAAATGTTGATTTCCCGATACCTTCGACGCCGTATAAAACGACTTTCTGCGCCTTTGCTACTATTCCTCTTGTAATATTCATTAGAATGTTCCCTCCTTAAACACTGGTTGTGCAACTTGCGGTGATTCGTCTATCATGTCAGCACCTTTTACATACCCATCTTCAATAATGATTTGGCACTCTTCGCCGGTACTCACTCGGGTGGCGATTGCTTGTAGTCCTTCTTGCTCTAACCAAGACCCGAAATCGTTGAGTGTTGGAATATCCATTTGCTCTAATTTATCCAGTAAGATAAATCCACAATCTGGCTTCAGCTTACGAACAATCGCTGCCGATACTCGCAACTGCTCCGACCCGCTCATGTTATCCCATTTTTGACCGTTATAAATTAGTTCGCCATCTTCAACATTTAAGCCAGGTAACGGCAAATTAGCATTTTCGAGTAAATCCGTTTTTTGCTTACGGACACCATCGATTTTTGAAGTCAATTCGTTATACTGAACACGATAGCCTTTTGCATCTTCCTCGGCTTTTTCTTTATCTAAGTTCGCACGGATTTTACGGTTAATTTCCTCGACATTGGCAATATTTGCTTCAAGTTCTTCCGTACCTTGGTCATGCAAATCGATTGCATCTTGATTCGCAATGAGTAAATCATTTTGTGTTTGCATATATTGAGCCCTTAATGCATCTAATTTAGCAGCAAGTTCCGCGATTTGCATTGCTTCGTTATCAGATTGTTGCTTAATCTGTTCCGCTCGTTGACGCTTTAACTGATTCTCACCATTTTTAGCAAGGATAGTTTGCTGTTGGTTAATCAACTCACTAGCACTTATTGGCTCATCTGGAACATCGTTGTACGATTCTTGTTCTGCAGCGTACTTTTCTTTTTGCTCAGCTACTCGACCAATCGCAAGGCGCTCATTATAAAACTCATTTTCTTGTAATTCTAATGCTGCAAG